TACGTAAATTGCCAAATTGGAAGATATCACAAACTCTTGGTAACATTGCTCGCATTCTTCTCAATGGTAATGTTTTACCGCAGAAGAATCTTGACTACTTCAATGATAATGTCAAGAAGCTTCTTGTGGCAGCTAGCCAGCTTGTCGAAGAAGTTGAAGACACTGTCGTTGTAAAGCCTGTCGTAAATATTCAAGCTCGCATTCGTGAGAAAGCCAACTACATCATTACGAGTCTCGAAGAAGAGATCGATAATGTTATCGATGGCAAAGAGTTCTCGATGTACACCTTCTGTCAAGCCAACGAACTCAATGCTCAGATTCTTGGCATCGTGGCTGACTACTATCGTCCTCAGTATACAGAGATCATGTCTGATGACGAGCAAGTCAAAGAAGCCTTTGGCAAGCGTCAGAAGTTTTGGATTAATTTTTGGCAGAGTTTCTTCGATGACATCGATCGTTATGTCAATAACAAGAAGGCTGTCAAGGTTAGTAAGCCTCGCGAGAAGAAAGCAAAGTCCGCAGTTGATCTGGTCAAGAACCTTAAATACCAGAAGGAAGAACCTTCACTTAAGATCGTCTCTGTTCATCCAACAGAGATCGTAGGATGTACACAGCTATGGACTTATAATACTAAGTACAAGAAGCTCAGTCGATATGACTCGCTTGGCCCAGCTGGAATTCAAGTGAAGGGTACTACTCTCATTGGTTATGATATCGAAACCTCTACAAGTAAAAGCTTGCGAAAGCCAGACGCATCTATTCAAGCCTTGCTTGGAGCTGGTAAAGTTAATCTTCGCAAGTTTATAGAAGAGATTAAAACCGTGGAGTCGAAACCGAATGGTCGAATCAATGAAGACACTATTCTACTAAGGGTTGTTAAATGACAGACAACGTAATCTTATTTCCAGGATTTCGTCGAGAAGGCGCTCCGCCTCAAAACATCGAGGAAATTTACGATAAGGTAACTCAAACTCGAAAAGATCACGTGGCAGGAGTGATGAATGACATGATTCCTGAAGTAATTAATATGTTCGGAGCATATGGTGTAGATATCAATGACGATAAATATGTAAAAGATGTCGCCTTAGTCATGGAAGGCATCAAAGCTTTATTACATCGACAATATAATCTTGAACACTCATTTCATAATATATCTGACAATATATTTGAATTTAAATATAATGAAGACAATACAATCGAATATACATATACTTTACCAGAAGAAGAGTGAGAATCTGAAATGATTATTATGGACCTTTCACAGGTTATGATTTCCAATCTAATGACACAACTTGGAAACCACACGAACGCAGATATCGAAGAAGATCTTTTACGACATATGGTTCTCAATTCAGTGAGAGCTTATAATGTGAAGTTTAAGAACGAGTTCGGCGAGATGATTATTGCATGCGATGCTGGTAATAACTGGCGCCGCCAAGTATTTCCCTATTACAAGGCCAATCGTCGTAAGAATCGCGAGAAGTCCGAGATCAATTGGAATTCTGTATTCGAGACCTTGAATAAGGTTCGCGATGAACTCAAGGATTACTTTCCTTATCGAGTACTTCGCGTAGACGGAGCCGAAGCTGATGATATCATCGGTACTCTTGCACAAACCTATGGCAATACCAACGAGAAGATTTTGATTCTTTCTGGTGATAAGGACTTTGTGCAGTTGCAAGCTTACATGAACGTACAGCAGTTTGATCCTGTACAGAAGAAGTGGCGCAAGACAAACGATGTCGATAAGTTTATGAAAGAACACATCATTCGCGGCGATACTGGCGATGGTGTTCCTAATTTCTTGTCAGCAGATGACACGTTCGTTGTCGGTGCCAGACAGAAACCTATTAGTCAGAAAAAATTAGATCAATGGCTCGATGCAGATCCAAAGGAATTCTGTGACGAGAACATGCTACGCGGTTATCTTCGCAATCAGCAGCTAGTCGATCTCAACTTCATTCCTCCTGATATTAAGAAGGAAGTACTCGTGCAATACGAGCAGCAAGCTGGTAAAGGAAGAGACAAACTCTTCAACTACTTTATCGAACGTCGTCTCAAACTCCTATTAGAAAGCATTAACGAGTTTTAATATGCAAATGCAAAGAACATTAGCGATCGCAGAGATCCTTGATTTGGTCAAGGAAGCAAAAGATGTACCAACAAAAGTTTCTATATTACGACAGTATGACAACGAAACACTTCGGTATATTCTTGAATTGGCATTCCATCCGAACGTAGGTTGGTGGTTGCCAGAAGGTGCGCCTCCTTATAAGCCATGTGAGGTGCTCGATACAGAAGGTAGACTCTACAAAGAGGCACGTACACTCCCTCTCTACCTCTGTGGTAATCGTCCTGATCTCAAGCAGCATCAGCGCGAAAACCTTTTCACCGGTCTTCTCGAATCTCTTCATCCAAAGGATGCTAATCTTTTAATTGCAGTCAAAGATAAGAAAGTCGAAGGACTTAACGTCGCAACAATTAACGAAGCTTTTCCAGGGTTAATTCCAAATGAGCAACACAGTTAAGCGTTTTAGAAAATATAATGAAGAATATGACGATTCGAAAAATACATCGCACGATCGTCGTCAACACCTAAGTGAGAAGCGGCTTCAAGCTGCCCTTCGTTCTAAGACAAAAAGTACCTTATTAGATCTGATAGAAGATGAAGATTATTGATGCCTATATACGAATTTAGACTCAAAGAAACCGGAGAGTCTTTCGAGGAATTCTTTAACTATCAACAGAAAAGAGATTTCCTCGCCGACAATCCCGATATCGAAGAGATTATAGGTGCTCCGCATTTTGTATCAGGAATAGCAGGAGTGACTCATAAAAATGACTCAGGTTTTAACGATCTACTCAATAGAATCGGTAATGCCAACCCTTACTCCCCACTCGGTCAACAGCACGGCGATAAAGACATTAAAAGTACGAAGATCAGAGAGGCAGTCAATAAAGCTCGCAACAAAAAATAAGGATATCCAGTGGAATATAACATCGAGTCGCGTTTAACGAAAAGAGAAAAAAGAATCGCCAGACAAAATGGTGACACGCAAGAAGGATTGACATTTAAGTCTCAAAACTTTAATTTAAAAAACGTTAACCCACTCACAGAAAATCAACGTATTGCGTTTGACGCTTTCGATGACGGAAAACACCTGATGTTACACGGTATGGCTGGTACCGGTAAAACCTTTCTCGCTCTTTCAAAAACTATTGATGCACTCATGTCAAATAGAGGTGTACAAAATAAGATTTACATTGTAAGATCGGTAGTACCGACACGAGATATGGGATTTCTTCCTGGCAATCAGAAGGAAAAGATGAAAGTTTATGAGGCACCTTATTACGCCATCTGTACCGAGCTGTTTGATCGGTCTGATGCGTACGAGATCCTCAAACAAAAGAATGCCATTGAGTTCATCTCGACGTCATTTATTCGCGGTATCACCATGAATAACTGTTATGTGATTGTGGACGAAGTGAATAATATGACATTCCATGAACTTGATTCAGTGATTACTCGTATTGGTAAAGGTTGTAGAGTACTATTCTGTGGAGACTTCCGACAATCAGATCTTACGAAAGAACAAGAACGTAACGGACTGAAAGATTTTATGCGAGTCATCGGTAAGTTAAATGACTTTGTACATGTTGATTTTCTCGAACAAGATATTGTTCGTTCGAAACTAGTGAAGGAATATATAATTGCTCGACAAAAACTTGGTCTCCAATCGTAAAGAATTCGAATACGAATTACTCGAATTTGCTGAACTGCAAAGGATAGATGGCCCAACACGTTTCTATGAAACACCTGAAGGCAACCGATATCCGTCTGTGACTGCTGTTCTCGGCAAGATGATGGATAAGTCTGCGCTCGAAACCTGGCGGAAAAGAGTCGGTGAGGAAGAAGCGGCTCGAGTTTCGGCTCGAGCCTCTACTCGCGGCACGAACGTCCATACGATGTGTGAGAACTACGTATTAGGTCATGACATCGATACGTCGATGCCGCATAACATGATGATGTTCAATCAGATCAAGAAGGTTCTGGATGAGAAGGTAGACATGGTTCGTGCTACTGAGTGTACTCTCTTCTCTGATCATCTCAAGTTAGCAGGATCCTGTGACCTGATAGCAGACTACGACGGTCGTCTGTCGATCATCGACTACAAGACTTCTGCGAAGCTCAAGCGTAAGGATTGGATCGAAGGTTATTTCCTACAAGCGAGCCTCTACTCATACATGCTATGGGAGATGACAGGTATCTTAGTGAAGGATATCGTCATCATCATTGGAGTCGATGACTCCCTCGAGTCTCAGATCTTCATTGAACGACCTCAACGATACCTTGAGAAAGCGGTGGATCTGGTTCGATCCTATCACAAAATGTACGGATAAGAAAATGCGGCTTCGGCCGCATTTTTTTGACAATAAGCATGTACAATATTTCGAAAACAAGGTAGGGTGGTATAGTTAGCTAAGGAGAAAAACATTGACTACCATCACCTTCGATTTCGACTACAACCACAACATCTTCACCACCCTCGCCTGGTACTACCCCCATATCACCAACATCAACTACAACTCCGACACCCCCTCCGGAAATCCCACCATCACCATCACCTTCACCACCCTCGAAATCCTCAATCAATTCAAAACCGAAAACTACCTCTAATTTTCGAAAATAAACATGTACAATATTTCGAAAACAATGTATCCTGGATATATGATGAAGAAGGAAACGAAAATGACTGCTCCTAAGACTATCCTCATCGGTGACCGTGTTCGCTACGAATCTGCTCTCGGTACCATCCGCGGTGAAGTCGTCAAGATCACAAAAGACTGGAATGCCAACCGCGATCTGATTGACTGGATCTATATCCAGTATTACAACGAGAAGTCACCTTCGAAGCACTCCATTGTCCGTCTCGCCGATACGGCTCTCGAGATGATGAAGTTTAAGGTTATTTTTCGTGATTGCATCAACTACGATGCCCTTGCAGAGCAAGCTGCTCATGAACGTATGATGGAGATGTGAGATGAAGTATCCTGAACTCAAATGGGTTGTGATGTGCCTGTGGAAGAACAGCTCGTATTGGGAAGCCATCGCTGCTTTCAACTGCGAAAGCGCCGCTGTCTCGTACAAGGAAAATTGTGAGAATGTCAATGCAGGCTGGCTGACATATAAGATCGAGGAGATCGTTAATGAATCGCGTTGAGTATAATACTGCAGGCTTTGTGATTGTCCAGATTAATCATAAGGTGTTTTTTGCACCATCTTCTGATTGTATCGGCTGGCCTGAAGAGTTTATCGAGAACGCGTCTGAACAGGTCCTTGAAGAGATCGGCTTTCAGTTCTCACATGGTTTAAACGCATACTAAGGAATTGATAATGACTACTATTTCTGCTAAACGCCCGCAGCTCACTGACGGCACCAACGTTAACCTTCGTACGGTAACTAAGTATGCGAAGGAAGCCATGATTGCCCTTGAGCAGTCCGGTGAAACCGAGGCTGCACATTACTTCGAGATGTTTTATGAATATCTGGTTCGAGACGTTTCTAACGGTAAGCCCTTCGGGTTTACCTATAAGTCTCTCGGTCTGTAAGGAGCTTATGATGTCTACGCCGGTGATTGAATACTTTGGTATAGACACCGTTCAGCGAGCAATCGCCGAATACTTTTCCAAACATGGCATCACAGAAGATGTTCGCGAATATCTGATGGACCTCGAGGACGAAAAGCCCGATGACTTTTTTCAGCTAGTTTCTGATTTTATCGAAAAATAAGCATGTACATTTTATTGAAATTTTGGTAGTATGAATAATAAGCTAAGGAGATTGAAATGACTAAGCCTACTTACTCGCTCTTTAAGGAATCCAACTGGGGCACCACTCGTTGGGTGGTTGCAGCGCCATGGAGTTCTCCATTCGGTCGATACCGGACTGCAGCGGCCGCTCGTAAGGATGCGAAGGTATATGGCTTGAAGCTCAAGCGGCGCGAAGATTTTGATTCGCAATATTTTTAAAAATAAACATGTACATTATTTCAAAACTTTGGTAGTATGAATAATAAGCTAAGGAGATTGAAATGAACATCTACACCAGTCAGATTGCTACAGCCCTTCAGATTTCTTTGGAAGCTGCCGCGCAGGTTCAATATCTAATGGAATGTGATGACTTTGATTTCAGCGAGTCTTCAACACGGCAGCTGATCAACGTTGCAAAGCGCACGGTCCGCGACATGGCTTATTTCGACGAATGCTGCTTGCAAGCATCTTAATTTGAAAATAAACATGTACAATATTTCGAAAACTGTGTATAATGATTATATCAACAACGAAAAGGAAAATTCAAATGTTTGACGCACACGTTAATACTGCCGTTATCGCCACTCAGGACTATCTGAAGTCGATTGGCAAAGATTACAGCTTCGAACAGGCCGCAGCTTTGTTCCGTAACGCTGCTTATGTCTGGAGCGACGAAACGGTTTTGGAGGGCTACGATGAGCAGGCTCAATGAGCAGGCTGATATCGAAAAATAAGCATGTACATTATTTTAAAAACAATATAAGGTGAACCTATAATGAAGAAGGAAGCAAACATGAACAAGATTATTCAAGTTATCAATGATATGAAGGCTACTATGACTCCTGCAGAGTTTCGCAACGAGATGCTCACTAGCCTCGCTTTTTTCATTGCGATTCCAATCCTGTTCGCAGGTTTTTGGATTATCACTCCCGCGTAAATTAAACATGTACAAATAGACCATTCTATGGTAGAATGGTTATACCAAACTGAAAAAGGAAACTATATAATGGCTCATATGATTGAATTCCTCGACGGCAAGGCTTCGATGGCTTATGCAGGCGAAACTCCATGGCATCACCTCGGCACGAAGGTCTCGAACGACCTCACGCCGAATCAGATGCTGAAGGCAGCAAACCTTGACTGGAAGGTCAATCCAGTTCCTGCATATGCCGATATCGGTGGTAAGCAGGTTGATATCGGTCACTCAGCTCTGGTGCGCGACGTCGACAATAAGATCCTCGATGTCATCACCAATGATTGGGTACCGAATCAAAACGAGTCAGCTTTCGAATTCTTCAATGATTTCGTTTCAGCCGGTGAGATGGAAATGCATACCGCTGGTTCGCTTCGCGATGGTCAGCTTGTTTGGGCCTTGGCCAAGGTGAAGGATTCCTTCGAGTTGTTCAGTGGTGATCAGGTTGATTCCTATCTGCTCTTCACCAATCCACATAAGTATGGTTGGTCGATCGATGTTCGCTTCACTCCTGTTCGTGTGGTTTGCAACAACACGCTGACTCTCTCGCTCAACAGCCAGTCGAGTAAGATTGTGAAGGTCAGCCATCGTCGCGAGTTTGACGGTGACGTTGTCAAGGAAACACTCGGTGTCGCCAAGGAAAAGCTTGCCAAGTACAAGGAAATGGCCGCTTATCTTGGTTCGAAGCGTTACACCGATGAGAACATCGTCGAGTATTTTCAGCGAGTGTTCCCTGTGACTGGTTCGAAGAAAGATCTCAGCAAGAATGCTGGTATCGCTCTCGAAATCATGGATCAGCAGCCTGGTGCTGAATATGGCGAAGGTAGCTGGTGGCAGGCTTTCAACGCTGTGACCTTCATGACCGATCACATGATCGGCCGCAACGCAGACAATCGTATGACTTCTGCTTGGTACGGTTCAAACAAGAACCTGAAGACGAAGGCGCTGGAAACTGCGGTGGAATTTGCAG